TTTTTGCTCTAATATTAGATATATGTAATCCAATACCACCAGAATATTTACTAATTAAGGCACAATCACTCATTGTTTTCATAATTCCCTCACAACTGTCATCAGAACCTAATAGGAAACAACTTAATAATTGATTGTTTGGTGTTCCTGAATTAAATAGACAGGGAGTGGCCATTATAAAATATTTATCAGTCATTAAGTTAAACGTTTCAAATACTTTTTCAATATCATTTCCATGTAATCCAATAGATACACGCATGAGTAAATCTTGTACTCTTTCCACAATAACTTGTTCTTTTGTTCTAAGTAAATATGCTTTTTCCAATGTTTTAAAACCAAAATAATTTAGTTCGTAATCCTTATCATAATTAATATGATTATTAAATAACTCGCAATTATTCATTACAATTTCGTATAAATCTGTGGAAACTCTATTTTCACTATATAATAATTTAATTTTATCACTAAAATTATCCAAGGTATTTTTGTGTAAATTACTTACTGCGATTCTTAACGCTAATGTATCATATTCTGGATGTATTGTATATTTTCCAATAGCAATGTCTGCTGATAATTCATCCAGACTTGATGTGGATATACCATCATGCATTTCCGAGATAACTTGTTGCACAATAGTATCCACCTCATCCTTGATATTTTGTAGTGTGGGAGTTTTTTGGACTAAATTATATAATCTTTTTCGGATTTTATCAAATTGGACAGGTACTAATTCATTATGGCGATTTAGAACTCTCATGATATATAATTTATAATAATAGATTAATTTTAAATCAATTTTGTTTTTTACGTGTTTATGGTATTTTTAATATTTATAAATTTTATAATTTATATATTTAATATAATATAATCATGGGGAATTGTTGTAAAAAGTGTTGTGATAAATCTAAGGATGTCGTGGAAGATATTGTTGAAATCAGCGAAGGTGTAGTTGAAGTTGTAGAGGATGTTATTAATATAATAGATAATATAAAAGATATTGCAAATGGAGATGACATAAAAGAGAATGTTGAAGATATTGTTGATGACACAGGGGATATTGTAGAAAATACAGGAGATATTATAGAAAATACAGGGACATTAATTAGTGATATAACTAATTGGGATGACGAATATGAAACAATTGATGATAATAAGCAAAAATAATAAAAATATATTTAGGATATATAAAAAATAATATATTAGTATATAAAAAATATATAGATAATAAAAACCATATTTTGATGTCGTATTTTAGATTTCTATTTTAGCAATCCAATATACCAAGCAAATAGATGGAATGTTGGGGAATTCATTTAAGAGACTTTTGCAAGTTTCAATTTTATCGTGATAAGTCTTTGCATGTACAATGGTTCTAATGAGTTTGAAAAAGTTCGTGTTGGTGTATTCACCCTCAACATAACGATTAATATAGGATATGAATTGTTGTTTATATTCTGTTGTATCTTCCTCGTAGCAAAAGGTCACTATTCCTTTTGAGTTTGAGTTTGAGTTACATAAATATATCTTGCGATAGAAAGGATTAAGTATTTCGTCATGTTTGAACTTATCCATATGGTTGATTGTGAAACAAGTTGATATATATTACTATAAAAAATCAATTTAATTTTACATATTGTAATTAAATTTTAGAGGGTATAATTTATAAAAAAAATAAAAACTCAAAAATTAATTATGGACATAAAATAAATTATTATGTAAATAATAGTAAAAGATAATAGATAATATAATATATAATATTGATATGATAAATATAAATAAGATAAAAAAAGATGTGGAAAGTGATATAGATGATATAGATGAATTATTAATGGATATTGCAATAGATAAAAAGAGGAAACAAATAAATATGGAAACAGAATTGCCAATTTTAAATGATATAAATGAGGTTACAACAGGAACATCTGGATTAATAGTTCATAAAACAAATACTACAAATGTAAGTGAAAAAGAATTAAGTGAAAAAGAATTAAGTGAAAACATTGAGAATAGCAATATATCGCAAGATAATAATGTATTTCAAGGTAATGAAGATAATTGTGTATTTCAAGATAATGATATAAGTAGAAAAGAATTAGAAGAATTAGACAATGAAATAAATAAATATGAAATATTAGAAGATAATAATATATTGGATAATAATGTGTTAGAAGAGGAAAAATGTACAACAAATGAGTGCATGGAGGAGGATATATTGTTAGATAAGTTAGATAGTATAGACGAGTTAAGGAATATAGATAATATAGAGGAGGAGAGTATAATAAATTTGGAGCCATCGGAGTCGATAATGGAGGATACGGAATTAAGGGATATGGATGATTATAGTAAAGAAGGTTTAGGTAGAAGATATAAATTAAAATCGAAAAAAAATAAATATGTGAGAGATGTAGATATAAATAATATATATAAATATTTATTAAAACATAAATTAAAAATAAGGAGGAAGTTGGTAGAGAGTGGTGTAATAAATGAGAATTTATATTGTTCGGATAAGTTATTATTTAGTTTATATTTAAACACAGTATTTAATGATATAAATATAATATAATTATAATATAATTATAATTTTTCATTGGAACTAATATGAACTTTAAAATTTCCATTTAATGCTGGTACAGAAATAATATCATCGGTATATAGTTCAGAGCAACCGAAGTCTTTATTACATTGTATATTTTTATAATATATGGGTATAATAGCTCCATCTAATTTGGTGTAATATATCCATTTACTTGAACCTCTGTAAGTTTGTCTTCCATAGAGCGGTAGAACAACACTATCATCATTTGCACCTGGTTGTAATGTTTCATCGGCGATGGTATATTTATATAAAATACCGACTTGTGTGGTAGTGGGGACATAAATGGTTTCGATAGGAGGTGGTAAGGTGTTGGAGATGTTTGTGTTGTTGAATGTGTCGGGGTCATATTCAGGTGTATCATTGTAGTTATATAGTTGTGTATTGGTTAATATTTTTTTTTCATTTTCTTCTAATTTGTTAGATAGGAATTTATAACTGTTATTAATTTTATCATTAAATTTTTGATATAGATATATTAATATGGCAGTGATGATAAGCATTACAACGAGTTGAAAAGTGGAAATACACATAGTATTAATACAAATCATTGTTTATTATATATAATGTAATATAATATAAAAATAAATAAATAATAATAATAATATATGAGTAATAATCTTCAGGGATTAGTTGCGAGTACAATAAATAATAATGTAGTAGATACTTCATTATTAGATGATAAAGAGTTGGAATTGAAAGCAATAAATTTATCGGGTGGTTCATTTGTAATAAATACGGAACTGTTAGAAATACCAGGGGATATAGAGTGTGCGGTATTAAGGTGTGATTCGATTATAACGGAGTCAGGTTCAGGTTTAGGTACAGAATTGGTGAATGTGACTTTAAAATCTTCGACGATTGATGGGACGAGGATAGGTCAATCAAATCCCAAACAGATAAGGACGACACAGTTAGATGTGTTTAGTACGGGTACATATCAATCAACATCGATAAAGACGGATGGAGATATAAATTTATTAGGTAGTTTATTGAATAAAAGGTATATAAGGAGTACTGGTTCATTTGTAATGGATAATTCTTTTGATACAATGATAACTACAGAACAGGATTTAAATCTTGTGAGTAGGAATTCAAGTATCTATTTAAATGCTCCTGGTTCAATAACTTTTGTAGCGGGTGATAGTATAGAACTTTCAAAAGTATTGACAACAGATGTGGATGATTCAACGGATTTGGGTACTGGTTCGATACAATCAAGGGGTGGTATATCGGCGAATAAATCGTGTATAATAGGGGAGAATTTAACGATATATAAGAATACAAATGTATTAGGGAATTTGAATATTATAGGTAATATAGTATTTGGTGGAGAGACATTAGCGATAATAGATGATTCGTTAATATTTAAAGCAATTAATTTAACAGGGGAATTGGATTCAATAAGTCCAACGACAGGAACGATGAAAGTAACAGGAGGTGCTGGAATAATGAGGAATTTGGTGGTAGGTGGTGATGCTATAATATATAAGAATTTGACGGCAAGGGGTAATATAAATATATTGGATAATTTAAATGTATCAAATCAGGTAGTAATATATAATAATTTGAATATAATAAGTAATGTAAATATGATAAATAATTTGAATGTGATGGAGGAGGGTGTAATACATAAAAATTTGACGACGAACAACAGTTTAAATGTGTTAGAGGATGGAAATATATATAAAAATTTAAATGTGAGTGGAAATTTGAATATAGTGGATGGTTTAAATGTAACGAAGGAGGTGGTAATACATAAAAATATAGTAAATTATGGTAATATAAACATATTGGATGGGGGTAATATATATGGGAATATAAATGTGGGAGGTAATATGGTAATAACGGATAATTTAAATGTATTAAATATATCAGTATTTAGTAGGAATGTGAATATATGGAGCAATTTAAATGTGATAGAGAATTTAAATGTGAGTAAGGAGTCGATATTTAATAAAAATATGAATGTGATAAGTAATTTAAATGTGATAGAGAATTTAAATGTGAGTAAGGAGTCAATATTTAATAAAAATATGAATGTTATAAGTAATTTGAATGTGATAGAGAATTTAAATGTGAGTAAGGAGTCAATATTTAATAAAAATATGAATGTTATAAGTAATTTGAATGTGATAGATAATTTAAATGTGAGTAAGGAGTCAACATTTAATAAAAATATGAATGTGATAAGTAATTTAAATATAATAGATAATTTAAATGTGAGTAAGGAGTCAAAATTTAATAAGAATATAAATGTGGTAAGTAATTTAAATGTGGTAGAGAATTTGAGTGTGGGTAGTGAGTCAATATTTGGTGGTAATTTAAATATATATAGTAATTGTATAGTGAATGATAGATTGGTATTAAATAATGTGTTATTGTATTCTTATTATACATTGTCATTGTCGAGTACTGATTCTCCTGAGAAGTCTATATTTTTGTCAGCGATAGTGAATGTGGTGGTGTTGTCAAATGCGTTAAGTGGTAATTATACATTAACATTGAATGATAGTACGATAGATGGTCAAGAGATATTGATCGTATTGGAGAAAGATTCTGGTGCGAATTTGAATGGTAATACTTTAAATGTGACGAATTCGAATATATGGGATGTAGATAATAGTAATCCTTCATCATTGAATATAACATCAGGGGGTAATAATATGAGATTAATATGGTTGTCGGATCATTGGCAGGTATTATATAAACATTTAGCATAAGATGGCATAGTAATATTGCGTATAATAAAGATTAATAATATTTATAAATAAATAATAATGTTATTAAATTTTCCAAGGATTGAGAGTGACAATAAGCCGTCGTCGCCATCAAAGGATAATTATTGTGATATAACCGAACAAGACATATTAAATGATAAATATGTGATAGATAAATATATAGGTGAGGGTGCTTATAGTCAGGTATGGAGGGCGGTAGATAAAAGTAATAAAAATAAGTTGGTGGCGTTGAAGGTGTGTAAATCGAATAAGAAGGATAATCAGAGTGGTCTAAATGAGTATAATATGTTAAAGACATTAAATCATGAGAATATAGTGAAGGTATATAATGGGTTTTATTATAAGTCGTCAACGGGTAAGCATTTTGTGGTTGTAATGGAATATTTGGGGGATACATTGGCAAAGTGTAAGCATTATTTTCGTGGAGATTATGATGATAATTCTTCAAATAATGTGAATAAGAGTGTAATACCAGATGTGATATTAAAAAAAATTGTGAAGCAGTTAATGTGTGCTGTGGAATATTTACATAATTCAAAGAAAATAATTCATACGGATATAAAGTTAGATAATATATTATTGACGAAGAGGATGGATAAAATAAAATCATTAGATGATTTTAATATAAAATTAGTGGATTTTGGGACGAGTCATTATACGAATGATAAATTAGATTTTATGATTGGAACATTTGAGTATAATTCTCCTGAGATAATTTTAGGTTATCCGTATAATACATCAACAGATATATGGTCATGTGGGTGTATAGTAGCGGAATTAATAACTGGTTATTGTTTATTTGATTATTCTTATTATTATGAGAGTAATGAGCATTATTCAAATGGCAGTGAGGAGACGGATAGTAGTAGTGTATCGACATTGTATAGTAATGAGACAGATGAGGAGGATGAGGATATATACCATATAGAGAATTTGTTATTAGGGATGATGATAAAAGTGTTGGGGAAGATGCCAGTAAAATTGTTAAAGAGGGGTAAATATTTTGAGGTATATTTTACGAATAAGGGGAAATTGAGATATGAACCGATGTTTTTATCGGAGGATACATTATATAATTTATTTGCTACAAATTATAAATTTGATTTTGCGAATGCTCATAAATATACAAATTTATTATCATTAATGTTAAATAATAATCCTGAGAAGAGACAAACGGCAAAAAAAATATTGAAACATCAATATTATAACAATTTATAATTTAAACATTTCTTTAACAAGACTTGCAAGATATACGACGAGTGCTACATATAATGCACTTCCTAATAAATTTTGTTGTGATAGACTGGCTGCAACGGATAGTTTATCAACCACTGGTAGTTGTGGTAACATAGGTAGTAATAAATTGAGGACGACCATCATACCTACACATAGGACGACCATCATTAGGGGAGCGGTGAAATCAAGATTCATATCCATATTTATATACATATATAAAAGAAAAAAAAAATATTAAAATAAATATAAAAAAAAATATTAAAATAAATATAAAAAAAAATATTAAAATAAATATAAAAAAAAATATTAAA